GTTAATGTAATTAAAGACTTTACCTCTCCATCTTATCCTTATGAAGTTGATGCAGAGTCTGACATTAAAATGGAAGATTTTGATGACCGCATTGATGTCCAACCTGTTTCTGATCCAAACTCAGCAACAATGTCTCAAAGAATAATGCAGTATCAAGCAGCACTTCAGTTGGCTCAACAATCGCCACAGATTTATAATCTGCCTGAATTACATAGACAAATGCTAGATACATTAGGCATTAGAGATGCAGACAAGATTGTTCCGCTAGGCGATGATGTGAAGCCTGCTGATCCAGTTAGTGAAAATATGAATATGCTTAATGGGGAGCCAGTTAAAGCATTTGAATATCAAGATCAGGAAGCGCACATTAGAGTGCACATGAGCGCAATACAAGACCCAGAGTTGGCTCAAATGGGCGCAAACAACCCACAGGGTATGCAGTTACTACAAGCATCATTAGAGTCTCATATTAGAGAGCATTTAGCGTTTCAATATCGTGATGAGATTGAAAAAGAATTGGGCATTGAATTGCCTCCTATGGGTGAGCCATTGCCAGAAGATATTGAGAAACGATTGTCATCAATGGTTGCAGAAGCTGCGGAAAGATTATTGCAGAAACACCAAAGAGAAGTGCAACAACAACAAATTCAAGAACAAATGCAAGACCCATTGGTTCAAGCAAAAATGCGTGAGCTTGATATTAAACAAGCTGAAGTTCAACGCAAGGCTCAAGCCGATATGGTTGATGCACAAGTTGATATGCAAAAGTCTCAAAGCCGTGATGCTATTGAGCTTGAGAGAATTAGGTCGCAAGAAAAAATTGCTGATGCCAGTGTAAAACAAAAACTTGTTAGTGATGTTATTGATGCACAGGTAGAGGGCGAAAAGATTGAAAGCGAAGAAGCAACCAAAGCTGCAGAGATTGCATCAAGGCTTGCATCTACTATAACATCAGGCAATACTAATGAGCAGTGATATGCTGATTGAAAAATTTAAGTCAAGAATACGAGACTTAATGAACGATAGAGCAGATAATATTGCTACAGGAAGTTGTACCAGCTTTGATGAATATAAACATCAATCTGGTGTAATCGAGGGTTTAGCCCTCGCAGAGCGTGAACTCTTGGATATTATTCAAGAATTAGAACGACTCTAAATCGGCATAGTGCCGCAAGGTAACTCGGAAACCTTTAATAATTCCGTGCAAAGAGGTGGTCATGAATACTGCTCTCGATATAGAGAAAGAAAAGCAAGAGGCAACACAGTTGCCAGAACCCACAGGATATAGAATCCTAATAGCAATCCCAGAAAAAGAAGAAAAGACCGAAGGTGGTATCATCAAGGCGGAAGAAACTATCCGTTATGAAGAAGTATCTACCATTACAGGCTTTGTTTTAAAAATGGGACCTGATTGTTACAAAGACGAATCACGATTTCCTACTGGACCTTGGTGTTCCGAAGGAGATTTTGTTGTGTTTCGTGCATTTAGTGGCACTCGAATTAAGATTCATGGGAAAGAATTTCGCATCATTAATGATGATAGTGTCGAAGCAGTGGTTGATGATCCCAGAGGGATAGAAAAAGTATGAGCGATACTAACGAAAACTCAACAATGAGTACAGAACAGAAGTTTTTAGGCGTAAAATCAAAGATTGGCTCTAAGCCAGATGAGGTTGTTGAACCTGAAAATGAGATTGATATTGAAATTGTCGATGATGTTGAAACAAAACCCGAAAAGAAAGAAAAGGTTTTTGCTGAAGATGTTAAAGACAAGCCAGTTGATGAAGAAATATTGAATGTTGATAAGAGCGTTCAAAAAAGAATTGATCAACTAACAGCAAAACACCACGAAGAAAGAAGGCAGAAAGAACAAGCTGCAAAACTTCGTGATGAAGCAATTAAATATGCACAGCAAATAAAGTCTGAAAATGATCGTTTAAGCCGATTGGTTAATGATGGTCAGCAATATCTCGGAAAACAAGCCGAAGAAAGAGCAGAGTTTGCTAAACAAGCTGCTCAACAAAAATATAAAGAGGCTTACGAACAAGGCAATACAGAAGAAATGGTTGCCGCTCAAGAGGCTTTAACTAGAGCAACTATGGATGCGGCTAGTGCTGAACAGTTTAATGCAAGAATTCCAGAGGAAGAATTTGTTCCACAACAACAAGAACAGTTTGTACCTCAACAACAGATGCCACCAAGACCTGATGATAAAGCAATTTCATGGCAAGCAAAAAACCAATGGTTTGGTAATGATCCTGAAATGACTAGCTTTGCATATGGTGTGCATGAAAAATTAGTAAGAGAAGAAAACATTGATCCTGCTTCTGATGAATACTATGAAAGAATAGATTCAAGAATGAAGTCAGTATTTCCAGATTTCTTTGGGAGTGAAGAAAAACAAGCTGTAAGCTCTAATTCCCAAAGTTCCGTGATCGCACCTGCTACACGCAATAATGGTGCGAAACCACGCAAAGTACAGCTTACAGCAACTCAAGTCGCCCTCGCAAAGCGTCTTGGGGTAACGCCAGAACAATATGCTAACCAATTGGTTAAGGATATGTCTGCAAACAACTAGAGGATATTTATATGTCTGAAGAGCGCACTCCAAGAGAGGAGTATAATCGAAAAGCCACACAACGAAAGAAGTCGTGGTCGCCACCAAATGTACTACCTGACCCTGAACCAGAGGAAGGATGGGTGTTTAGATGGATAAGAACCAGCATGATTGGTAATCCAGATAACACTAATGTTTCCAGTAAGTTTAGAGAAGGCTGGGAGGTCGTATCTGCTGAGTCTCAACCAAGTTTGAAAATACTTTCGGATGAAGATTCACGCTGGGCAAGCGAAGGTGCAATTGAAGTTGGCGGGTTATTATTATGTAAAGCCCCTGTTGAGATGATCAAGGATCGTAGAGAATACTATGAGAATATGGCTGATCAACAGATGAGTGGCATTGATAATAATTACCTTAGAGAAAATGATCCAAGAATGCCTATGCTTCAACCGGAAAGGCAGTCTAGGGTTACTTTCGGGAGTAACTCTAAGAAATAACTTGTTATTTCATGGGGTTATGAATTTTAACTTTGTGATGTAAATAGGGAGGCTATTATGCCTAGTAGTGCAACACCTTACGGTGCTATGCCACAAGCTGGACTTAGTTGTAATGGTTCTTTTAGCGGAAAAGTTCGTCACTATAAAATTGCGAGTGCTTATGGTACTGGTATTTTTTATGGCGACTTTGTTAAGCTAGTTACTGCCGGTACTGTCGAAAAAGACACTGGTACGACTACCTTGACTCCAATTGGTATTTTTGTCGGATGTTCTTACACCGATCCAAGTACCAGTCAAAAGACCTTCAATCAACAATGGCCCGCATCTACTTCTGCTTCAGATGCCGTAGCCTATGTTATGGATGACCCAGATATTACTTTCCAAATGCAATGTGACGGCTCTGCCGCTCAAGCTGTATTGGGAACTAATTGTGCGGTTATTCAAACAGCAGGCTCTACCTCTATAGGGACTAGCAAAAACGCTGTCGATATTTCTACTGCAGCTACTACCAATACACTACCAGTTCGTATTATTCAATTCGTTGATGGACCGAACTCGGAAGTTGGTGATAGTTACACTGATGTTGTCGTCAAGTTTAATGTTGGGCACCTCATGGACAACACAACTGGAATATAAGGAATTTAATAAATGGCTATTTCAAGAGCACAATTACTTAAAGAACTTCTACCCGGTTTAAATGCGTTGTTTGGGTTAGAGTACGGCAAGTACGACAATGAGCATGAAGAGATATATGAGACTGAATCTTCCGACAGATCGTTTGAAGAAGAAGTCAAGCTAAGTGGCTTTAACGCTGCCCCCGTAAAAGACGAAGGTGCTGCTATCAGTTATGATAACGCACAAGAATCTTTTACTGCTCGCTACAACCACGAAACCATTGCAATGGGATTTGCTATTACTGAAGAAGCTATGGAAGATAATCTTTATGATTCGCTTTCTGCACGCTACACTAAAGCACTTGCCAGAGCTATGGCTTATACGAAGCAAGTCAAAGCTGCATATCCTTTGAATAAAGGATTTGGAGACTATGACTCAGGTGATGGAGTTGATTTATTCAGCACCTCTCACCCTCTTGTTTCGGGTGGAACAAACGCTAACAAACCTTCAACCGATGCTGATCTTAATGAGACTTCACTAGAAGCCGCCATTATAACTATTGCTGGTTGGACAGATGAGCGTGGTTTGCTAATTGCTGCAAAACCAACGAAGTTGATTATACCGCCTAACTTGATGTTTGTTGCTCAACGGATACTACAGTCTGATCTCAGAGTGGGTACTGCTGACAATGATATTAATGCGATAAAATCAATGGGCGTTGTTCCCGGTGGTTATGCTGTGAATCATTATCTAACTGATACTGATGCATGGTTCTTAATGACCGATGTTCCAAATGGATTCAAACATTTCGTTAGAACTCCAATGGAAACGAGCATGGACGGCGATTTTGATACTGGTAATGTAAGATACAAAGCAAGAGAAAGATATTCCTTCGGGGTATCTGATCCGCTTGGTGCTTACGGAACTTCAGGAGCTTAATTTTGTTAATGGAACCTGTGATG